CCAGGAGAACGAAAAGTTCTCTGGTCTTCTTAAGTATTGTGTGAAGCACCAGCACTGGAGTATCTTTGAGCAGGCATACATGACTCTGGAGATCAACACCACTAGAGGCATCGCAGCTCAAGTGCTCCGGCACCGTTCGTTCACATATCAAGAATTTTCACAACGTTATGCTGATAGTTCTATGTTGGCAGAGACGATTCCTATGTTTGACCTTCGGCGTCAAGACACAAAGAATCGTCAGAACTCTATCGATGACATTGATCCATTTGTGAAACAGGAGTTTGAAATCAAGATTCGTCGCCACTTTGATGAGGCAATGGTGTTGTATCAATCAATGCTTGATTATGGAATCGCAAAGGAGTGTTCGCGTTTTGTGCTTCCCCTCGCTTGTCCCACAAGAATCTACATGACCGGTTCTGTAAGATCATGGATCCATTATATCGATTTGCGTTCTGCAAATGGTACACAGAAGGAACACATGGACATTGCTTTGGGTGCAAAGAAAATCTTCATCGAACAATTCCCTGCTGTTGCTGAAGCAATGGAATGGTCTTAATAAATAATTTCAACTTGATATAATTTATGGCTACTTATCCTGTTATTAATAAAAACACTGGTGAACAAAAAGAGGTAAAACTCAGCGTTCATGAATGGGATCAATGGAAAATTGACAATCCTGACTGGGACCGAGACTGGTCTGATCCATCTACCGCACCTGCTTGTGGTGAGATTGGTGAAGTCTATGACAAACTAAAGAAGTCCCATCCAGGGTGGAATGATGTTCTTCGTAAAGCATCCAAAGCCCCTGGATCAAAAGTCAAACCCGTCTGAACTCCATAACCTATGCCAGCAAAAAGAAAGTCTCAATCTCCAGCAGTTCCATTCGGAATGTCTAACAAGCAAATGAAAAGAAAAAAACCAATCAATTCTGATCTAATGAAGAGGGTTGAACCTCTTACCGAAAATCAGCAAGAACTGTTTAGATGCTACAAGAATGATCAAAATCTTGTTGCCTATGGTGCAGCAGGTACAGGTAAAACATTTATTACTTTGTACAATGCTCTCAGAGATGTTCTTAATGTAAACACTCCTTATGAGAAAATCTATATTGTTAGATCGCTCGTAGCAACTAGAGAGATTGGATTTCTCCCTGGAGATCACGAAGATAAGTCATCTCTCTACCAAATTCCATACAAGAATATGGTAAAATATATGTTTGAGATGCCTACGGAGTCTGACTTTGAAATGTTGTATGGCAACCTCAAGAATCAGGGAACCATCAGTTTCTGGTCTACATCATTCATTCGTGGTACTACTTTAGATAATGCAATCATCATTGTAGATGAATTCCAGAATTTGAATTTCCATGAACTTGATTCAATTATCACTCGTATTGGTGAAAATTCTAAGATCATGTTCTGCGGAGATGCCACTCAATCTGATTTAGTGAAAACAAATGAGAAGAATGGTATTATTGACTTTATGAGAATCCTTCGTATGATGCCATCTGTAGATATGGTCGAATTTGGCGTCGAAGATATTGTACGTTCTGGTCTCTGTAAAGAGTATCTAATTGCTAAAACTGATTTGAATCTTTAAACTCACATGACATTTATTCATCATAATTATCTCGGTGACATTGAATTAGAAAAGAAAGAAACAAATGGCATCCGTCTCTATAACGTTCCTAATGGAGATTGGGTGCCTTCTATTACGTCCGTAACTTCTTTTTATAACCGACAGATTTTTGTCAAGTGGCGAGAGCGTGTTGGCATTGAAGAAGCAAATCGGATTACTAAGAAAGCAACTGCTCGTGGAACAGATTTCCATGAAGCAGCACAAGCATATCTTGAGAATAAAGATCTGAATTGGGATGATTATCGTCCCTTAACTCAGTTTATGTTTCATCATGCCAAACCTTATCTTGATAAGATAAATAATATTCATGCTATTGAAAGAACTCTGTATTCGGAGTATCTTGGTTTAGCAGGAAGAGTTGACTGCATAGCAGAGTACGAAGGAGAACTAGCAGTCATCGATTTTAAAACATCTGAAAAGATAAAACCTGAAAAGTGGTTGGAGAATTATTTCGTCCAAGAAACATTCTATGCAGCTGCTTATTATGAACTAACAGGTATTCCCGTTAAAAAACTTATCACCCTCATGGTTACTCCTGGAGGTGAAGTCGAGGTATTTGACAAAAGGAATAAAGGGGACTATATTAAATTGTTAGTTCGGTATATTAAAGAATTTGTACATCACAATACTAGGTCAGAGAATGGAGAATGAACTAGAAAAAGAATTAGAAAAAAAGTTTTTCTGTCCCTCCAAGTTCGCTCAAGAAATTGAAAATCTTGTAAAAGATAATATTGACATGAATTATATCGATGCTATTATTCACTTTTGTGAAAAGAATAGTGTTGATTTAGAATCAGTTCCCAAACTGATTTCTAAACCCTTGAAAGAAAAACTAAAGTATGAAGCGATGGAACTTAACTTTTTAAAGAGGAGCTCCAGAGCGAAACTACCCCTTTGAGGAATGATGCCTTTTGATGCTTATAAACAATATCTTTCTTTGAAGAATCACTTCACGAAAGAGAAGTATGACTATCACAAGTATTGTGGTAAAAGTCGTGCTACTGTGCAGTCTTTCTACAAAAGAAAGGATAGATTTTGGTTTGAAAAACTTGCACGAAACAAAGACGACAAAGAAGTAATCGAGTTCTTTGTGTCTAACTTCATCACCTGTACGGATCCAAGTAAACTTTGGATAGGAGAAATGATAAGAGAAGGTGAAGATAGGTACACTTCTTGGAAGAAAAGAACTCAGTCACTCACATATCTGTTTAAAGAAGAAACTGAAAAAGTTTTCTCTGATAATAATTTTGATGCCATGTTTTCACTGGATGGTTCTCGTCATCCAGATATTCTAAAATCATATCTTAGAGATGAGATTTCAATCGAAACTCTAGTAATTCTTGATAGGATACTTGGGTTTAGAAAAGATTGGGACAAGAAATTATCTGATCCTGTGTGGGAAACCGTAAGTATGAGAATTAAAAAGTATTCTCCTTTCCTAAATATCGATGTATTTCGTTACAAAAAAGTTCTAAAGATGGTTGTTTTAGAGAAATGAGTTTCTTCGATTCAGATGTAGTTCGTGCCGAAATGGCAGAAATTAGTGAGTTACAAGAAGACATTTATAAAAATGTTTTCAAATTTGGTTACATGGATAAAGAAGAAAAATTATTTCATGTGAGTATGTTAGGAAGGTTGCTTGAAAAACAAAAAATTCTTTATACCAGACTAAGCCTTTCTGACGATCCTGAAGCAACTAAAATGAAAGAACAGATTATAGAATCTGCTATTGCAATGGGTCTTTCCCAAGATGTTGATATGAATATTCTCTTTGAGAACATGACTAAGATGCTTGAGAAAATGCGTGAACAGATTGACAGAACAGGTTCCGACCTGTAGAATAACGAAGTACACACAAGCCAAATACGTACAAATCCGAGGTAATCCGAATGTCTTTTGCAAATCTTAAGAAGCAGTCTTCTCTTGGTTCTCTCACCTCTAAACTGGTGAAGGAAGTTGAGAAGATGAACAATACTGGTGGCGGTGGAGATGACCGTCTCTGGAAACCTGAAATGGACAAGACTGGCAATGGTTATGCTGTCATCCGTTTCCTGCCCGCCCCTGAAGGAGAAGAACTCCCCTGGGCAAAGATGTACTCCCATGCCTTCCAAGGTCCTGGTGGTTGGTACATCGAGAACTCTCTGACTACGATTGGTCAGAAAGATCCTCTGGGCGAATACAATCGTGAACTGTGGAATAGTGGTCTTGATTCTGACAAGGACACTGTTCGTAAGCAAAAGCGTAAACTGTCCTACTATGCCAACATCTATGTTGTGCAGGACAAAGCAAACCCACAGAACGAAGGTAAAGTCTTCCTTTATAAGTTCGGTAAGAAGATCTTTGACAAGATCATGGAAGCAATGCAACCAGAGTTTGAGGATGAGACTCCTATCAATCCCTTTGACTTCTGGCAAGGT